CAATTCGCGTTTGCTAACAAAGCGTTTGCTGCGTGGTGTGCCAAGAACCAAGACGTACTTTAACATCAATAAGACCTAACAATTGTTAGGCAGTGGGGGAACACAATGGATAAAAACAGGCAGTTCAAAAAGATCAAGATCATGCTGATGCGTAGCGACAAGTTCGTGAGACTGAGCGGGATTATGATGATGGGTAGAACCACTATGACTACGGACATACCCACAGCGTGTACGGATGGTCGCAACGAGATGTACAACCCAGAGTTTATCTGGCAATTCACCGAGAAGATGGTGGGCTTTATTATCATCCACGAGAATATGCACAAAGCGGGTAGGCATCTGACTACCTATAAGAAGCTAGTGGATATATACGGACACAAGCTGGTCAACATTGCTCTCGATTACTGGAATAACAACAGGATCAAGAAAGCTGATCCCAATGAAGAGCTAGTGGCTATGCCTTACTTANACGGTAAGCAAGTAGGCTTATACGACGTTAAGTATGACGGGTGGACGGTGTTACAGATCATCAAAGACCTGAAGCAAGAGCAGGAAGATAACCCCGATCAAGGTGAAGGTGAAGGTGAAGGTGATGGAGGTGGTGAAGGCGGCGAAGGTGGTGGTGGAGGTTTCGATGACCACGATTGGGAAGGTGCTAGCGAGATGTCAGAGGAGGAAGTTAAGAAGCTAGAGAGTGACATCAAGCAAGCCATACGACAGGGACAGATGGCAGCGAAGAAGATGGGTGTCGGTACTGGTGCGGGCAGTGACCTGCTTGGACTTAACGAGCTAGTGGCAAGCAAAGTAAATTGGAAGCAGCAGCTACAGGAGTTCGCAAGTTCAACCTGTACCGCAAAGCAAGAGAGTTCATGGCGTAGACCGAACCGCAGGTTCTTACACCAAGGGATAATTATGCCCACGCTAATATCGGAGAGCATTACGGAGCTAGTGTTTACCCGAGATGCGTCTGGGTCTATGCACTTTGGTGACAGGCTGACTAAGGTAACCAGTGAGATGGTAGCTATAGCTAAGGCGTTACGCATAGAGAAGATACACCTGATCGACTGGGATGGGGCGGTGGGGTCTCACGAGGAGTTTACCGCCGACACTTTCCAATACGCACCAAGCATAAAGCAAGTGCATGGTGGGGGTGGTACTGACCCAACTTGTGTAGCGGCATACTTGAAAGAAAAGCAGATCAAACCTGATGCAATCATAATGTTGACTGATGGTGAGATTAACAACTGGGGTAACTGGGAGTCACCAATACTCTGGGTTATCGCCAACAATACTAAGATCACTGCCCCTGTGGGCAAAACAATCAATCTGGAGGAAGAAGCATGAAAGTTTTATTCGATTTCGATGGTAAGCAGTTCGTGATGGACGCTGAAAGCGCAGGGGAAATAGTCAGCCTTATTCACGCCCGAGGTGCGGAAGTGTATGAGCATAAGACCAACTGGCGTAGCAAGGAAGAGTCGTACCATGTGTACGAGACTACCCCTAGGGACTTAGGTGAAATGAGCTTCAAAATGATTACCGATGAGCTGTACGGCATGGGCAAACTAAAAGGCAGACCACAGGAAGATTAAACACTCAACCAACATAACCTAACAATTGTTAGCTAACGGAGAACGATATGAGCATTTCAGACAGAGCAGTACTGGTACAACTTAACATTTCAAGCTGGGGTACAGAGCGTTTGGACAAGAGCCAGACTGAACGTATCAATGTGCTTAACAACGCAGACGCTAAGGCGGGTAAGGTACACAAGGACTTGATGTGTGGCACTACTCTAGCTAAGGACATAGACCTGCACGTTGGACGCGCTAGGCTTTGGAACAATCAGAACACAATGCCTTGGCAAGATCGAGGTGCGAGGCTGTTGCCTACTAGCTTGTTTCTTCCCTACAAGGGAGAAATGAACGACAGAGAGACCAAGTTTAAAACTATGGTTAATCGTTTTATACCTAACTACGCAGCAGCAAAGCAAACAGCTATGAATTATCTTGGCAGTATGTATCGGGAAGAGGACTACCCCGATGTCAACGATATATCTAGTAAGTATAAATGGACGTTAAGTGTAAGCCCTATACCTTCAAGCGGTCACTTCTGTTTAGACGTACCCGCCGAGGACTTAGAGAACGTGCGTAAGTCTTGCGATGACTTTGTAGAACAGAAAGTAGCGGAAGCTATGCGTAAGCCTTGGGAAGATTTACACACTATGCTTACAGGTATGAGCGGTAAGCTGCAAGAAGTTAATGAGCTAGACGGAACACCTAAGCGGTTCCATGAGACCTTTGTGACTAACGCCTTAGACCTATGTAAGCTACTTAACCACATGAATATCACTAACGACCCGAAGCTAGAGAAAGCTAGGCAGCAACTTGAGTTAGTACTGGTAGGTACTGATTTAGATGATATTAAAGAGAACGAGTTCGTGCGCTCTGGTATGAAGAAGCGCGTTGACGACATACTTAACGAATTTGACTGGTAGGAGAACGACAATGCAAATGACAACATTAGATAAAATATATCCACGCGACAGGCTTAGTGTTACGTGTCGCAGTCAGGACGCAGGTGAAGCCGAACTGCCAGAGCTATTGGCGTATTTGATTGAGACTAAATTAAATTTAAACCTTAGCCACCGCATGGACATAGAAATTTGCCCGACAGCATGGAAAGTAAAGAGCGTGACCGTTTACTCTGGAACCGAAAAGATAGGGATGCTAGGTTTAGACATGCACCAAGAAAAAATAACCTTACGCAATCGTGCCATAAACGAGGTGATGGTACGTAAGGGTTACATGGCTAGTGGTAAGGCTAATCAGTTATCGGCAAACTACGATAAGTTTTTTCGCCCTGCTACCCCCTTGGCTAAGGCTGATAGGCTTAGGAAAGAAGCGTATAACGAAATGGCTCGCGAGAAAATGGCTCAAGCCAATAAGCACCTAGCGCCTACAAGAGCTTTTGTAGAGTCGTTGACAGCCCACATCATGCAGAACTTCGATAAGTATAAGGAGATAGCTATAAACAGCGGGTGGTCTTCTGAACACCAAGATACTTTACCGAGTTTGTATAGTGACTATACTTTAGTAGCTTCGATAGCGCCCTCATCTAAGCTGCATAATAGGGGTGGTACTGACCCAAAAGGCTTTTACTTTTATGTTTCAGATGGTGTGTGTCTAGCGACAAACCTCGCAGGAAAGAAAGTAGGCGCACACTACGCAAACACACTGCCCGAAAAACTGGCGGCTAAGGTAGGTATGCTCAAACTAGCGAACGACAAAACGTTTGTTAGAGACGTAGGCTACCGCCAACAACAAGACTTTTTCTATATATCAGGAGATTACAATGAGTACACCTAAGAAGAACCTAGTACACGTCAACGTGCGCTTACCGCAGTACGTTATAGACTATTTTAAACAGCAGCCGAGCTACACACGCGCAATGCGTGAGGCTCTCAAGCAACACGTGGAGGCACAAGATGGAAAGTAAAGACAGAGTAATGGTAGAGTTGGAAGAGTACCTTGATACTTTAGAAGAAGATTACGTAGACCCTGCCGAGCGTAAACGAGAAAGGGAGGAGTACTTAGCAGACCACCAAGATTGATGTTTACTACCTAACAATTGTTAGGTCGTGTTGATACACTTTGCCACCTTCGGGTGGCATTTTTTTGTTTTGAAAAAAGCCATTGACAATGTTAAAACCCTCCACCATACTCCGTGCATGGCTCTTACCCCCGAAAAGAAAGTAAAGAATAAAGTCGTTGCGTTATTAAAGGAACATAGCGCGTACTACTTTTTCCCCGCTACCTATGGCATGGGACGTAGTGGTGTCCCTGACGTTGTAGCTTGCCATAACGGTGCGTTCATTGGTATTGAATGTAAGGCCGGCAAGAACAAACCCACTGCTTTACAGTTACGTGAGTTAGAAGCTATTACCGCCTCTGGGGGTAGCTCCCTAATCATAAACGAATACAACTTACACGAACTTGAGGAAATTTTAAGTAATGAACAAGGGCGTTGAGATTTTATTACGTAGGATTGAAAGTCACCCAGAAGAGTTTAATACTTTTTCTGATCGGGCTAAGCTCGTTAGTACTAGCAAATGGCTAAAGTTTGCTAAGGTTATATTAGACCCTAGTAAGTCTTCTTTTGTTACCGACTCACAGCGCGTTCAGTTTAAGAAAGAATTTGAGAGGATACAAGGCGATGCGTTTACCGCTGAGGTTCTTGCTGCCCTGCTCGATGATAGTACGCCCCTACATAAAAAAGACATTGAAGGAACCTAAGCCTTTGGACATTTTAGTTGTAGACTTTGAAAGTTACTACGCAAAAGACTATGGATTCAATAAGTTAACTACTGAAGAGTACGTTAGAGATTCTCAGTTTGAAGTTATAGGCGTAGCAGTAAAGCGTAACCAAGAAGAGACGGTTTGGTTCAGTGGGACAAAAGCAAACACGCAAAAGTTTTTAGATAGGTTCGACTGGGCTAACAGCGCCGTAGTTGCGCATAACGCTAAGTTTGATTTAGCGGTGCTTAATTGGTTGTTTAATATTAGACCTAAGAAAATAGCTGATACTCTTTCTATGTCCCGAGCCATTCATACGGTGGAAGTCGGAGGTAGTTTAGCCGCCTTGAGTGAATATTATCAGCTAGGAGAGAAAGGAACGGAAGTCCATAGCGCAATAGGTAAAAGACGTTTGGACTTTTCTCCTTCTGAGTTAGCAGCTTACGGAGGCTATTGCATACAAGATGTAGAGTTGACCGCAAAACTGTTTAAAATTTTGGCGGTTGGCTTCCCAGTGTTTGAGTTAGACCTAATTGACCTTACTGTTCGGATGTTTACTGAACCCGCTTTAGTTCTGGACAAGAATATTTTAGAAGAGCACCTCAAAGACATACAGCAGCGAAAGAAAGAACTGATGGAAAAAGTTGTGCACGACGAGAAAGACCTACGCAGCAATGCAAAGTTTGCCGGTTTACTAAAAGAGTTTGGGGTTGAAGCACCTAAGAAGATAAGCCCAACAACAGGCAAAGAGACTTTTGCTTTTGCCAAGACTGACGAAGGATTCCGAGAGCTGCTTGAGCATGAGAACCAATACGTGCAATTGCTAGCGGCAGCTAGGTTAGGGGCTAAGTCTACTATTGAAGAGTCACGCACCGAGCGGTTTATCTCTATAGCTAATCGAGGTTTGTTGCCTATACCCCTGAGATATTACGCTGCTCACACAGGTAGGTGGGGCGGCGACGACAAGATAAATATGCAAAACTTACCCCGAGGCTCTGCGCTAAAGAAGGCAATGTGCGCCCCTGAAGGCTATGTTTTTATAGATTGTGACCTTTCTCAAATAGAAGCCCGAACACTCGCTTGGTTAGCACAACAACAAGATTTAGTGGTTGCTTTCGACAGGGGGGACGATGTTTATAAAATTATGGCCTCTTCTATATATGGCAAACCCACAGAAGACATAACTAAAGACGAAAGATTTGTTGGTAAGACTACCATCCTAGGTGCAGGGTATGGAATGGGACCTAACAAGTTTCAGGCGCAGCTAAAAAACTTCGGTGTGGAGCTTGAACTGAAAGAATGCGAACGCATTATTCGCGTTTACCGTAAGACTTATCGCAGGATTCCGGCTCTATGGTATGAAGCTAATGACGCCCTAATAGCTATGATGCGTGGGCAATCTTCTCCACTGGGATTGAAAGGTATACTTTCAGTCCTTGGCGCGCAAGGTATTGAAATGCCTAACAAATTACTTATAAAGTATCCTAATTTACGGAAACAGTTAGGAGAAGACGGTAAGCAAGAAATAGTATACGATACACGGAGGGGTCGTGCGGTTATACCCAACAGGATATATGGAGGTAAGGTAATTGAGAACGTTTGCCAAGCCTTAGCGCGAATTGTCATAGGTGAACAGCTCTTACGGGTAGCTAAGAAATACAAAGTAGTGATGACTGTGCATGATGCTATAGGTTGTATAGCCCCCGAAGAGGAAGCCGAAGAAGCAATGGCGTTTGTAGAAAAGGCGATGAAAGTGCGGCCCACATGGGCATTAGATTTACCTTTGGATTGCGAAGGTGGGTTCGGAGTTTCGTACGGAGAGTGTTAAGTAATACCCCAGTGGGCGGTGGGTAGCTTCATAATGGTAAAAACACCCGCAGTGTGCGAAAAAGAAAGAAAGTCTTATAGGCACGTTCTCCGCTTTTTGCGTACACCGGCTAGCCCACGCTACGGGCCTTAACTACAATGGATACAAAGATATGACAACTAAACAAGATTTACTCAAACTTGTAGAAACTTTAGACGCCGAGATAGAAGAGAATACCAAAGCGTTAAAACCACCTACGCTTAAAGCCAGAATAGCAGAATTTATATCCCGTAGAACAAAAGCATTTAAGCTAACGAAAGCACAAAAGAAAGCGCAACATGCTTTATGGAAAAAAGAACTGGAAGAACTACCTAAAGTACGTGCCGCACGCAAGACTAAGGCTAAGCAGCTACGGGCTAGAAAGAAAAGAGTGTTAAAAGCTCTTAGCGTTTGGATAGACGCAGGGGATGTAATAGGGAGCTACGAGAGATGTACAAAGAACTAGAACAGAAATGTGGTAAGTGCAAGCAGAAAATGTTGGAAGTTCTTGGTTACGTAGAGAAAATAGAAGAAGAGCACCCACAAGCCTACCGCAAGGGTTGGTATTGCCCGTGGTGTAGGAACTGGGAAGAAGCAATACTTAGAGAAAGAACGGTAGAATGAAAATAACTATAGAGGTTGACGGCACCGATGCCGAAGAACTTATCGCGTTAATACAACGTGTTACTGATGCGGTGGAGAAGCTAGAAGACATCCTTAAGGAGTTTGAAGATGAGTAACTTTACCGACCCAATGGCTGCGCTAGAAGAAGCGGAGTACTTAGCTAAAGAAGAAAAACGCACAATGTGTGTTGTCGAAGTCGAACCCAACATGATTGTCGTGGTCTCAAAAAGAGAAGCCCTTGGCATGGGTAAAATAATACTAGAAACCTGTGTACCTTTTGAAGAAAACTTTAATATTTACGACTAATACGTGGAGATAGGATGAAAAATGAGAAGCTAGTTATGTCGGCTGTCGCAATGATTTTATTTGCGATTAGTATGTTTTTTATTTGGGCGCATTTCGTGCCAGAGCCTGTCACTACTCCAGAAGTAGTAGAGGAACCCATACCAGATGTAATTATCAAAGTGGACAACGTGGGATGCCACATAGCAGAAGTACCTGTAATAACTTATTACGTTGCAACAGACACGGCCCGCGTTACTATTGAATGCGATAGCGACATCTTGTTTAACTATTTACCTGCCATAATAGATGAGGCTGATTAAAATGTACGAATACAAAGCAACTATTATAAAAATCGTGGATGGGGATACATGCGATGTGGATATTGATCTTGGGTTTGACGTTTGGGTGCGCCGTCAGCGCATTCGTTTATTTGGAATTGATACACCCGAATGTAGAACTAGAAATAAGGCTGAAAAGGCCCACGGAATGCTTGCCAAAAAATACGTTCAAGCGGCTCTCAAGTTGGGAGGAGTTTATGCGCTCCGAACAAGAGAGAAGGGAAAGTTTGGAAGGTACTTGGGGGAAATCAAAGTCGGACGGACGACCATTAATAAACTACTCATCAAAGAAAAGTTGGCTGTCGCGTACACCGGGCAAAATAAAAAAGACATAGCTGCTGCACAAGAAGCTAATCGTTTAGCACTAATAGAAGAAGGGAAGCTGTAATGAATAAAACACAAATGGCAACGTTGGTTTGGGAAGAAGAGTATGGCGAAGGTAGTGTGGAGCTAGTAGAAGAATTTANTGAGGAAAATACAATTACTCAACTAGATGCCTTGCAAGATTGGATTGATGCGCTAACTAATCTTTATAACGAAACCTTAGAAACTTTTGAAACAAAGCATTAAGGAAAATTATGACAGCTTGGTCCTACAGTAGCATCAGCACTTTTAAGCAATGCCCTAAGAAGTATTACCACCTGAAGGTAGCTAAGGACGTCAAAGATACGGGCAGCGAAGCTATGCTCTATGGCAACCAAGTACACAAAGCTGCGGAAGACTTTATAAAGAAGGGTACACCTATCCCCAAAAAGTTTGAGTACCTAAACCCCATAGTAAATTCTTTGAACTCTATAGAAGGAGATAAGCATTGCGAGTTAAGGTTCGGCGTTGCTTATGATGGTGAGAAACACACGCCGACTACTTTTTTTGCTGAAGACGTTTGGTATAGAGGCATAGCTGACTTAGTTATAGTGAACGAAGACAAAGCATTTCTAATTGATTACAAGACAGGCAAAAACGCCAAGTACGCAGACACTGCACAGTTAGATATGCTAGCAGCTGCTACCTTTACTCATTTTCCCGAAGTCACCCATATAAAATCTGCGTTAGCTTACGTGGTTAGTAATGAGTTTATAAAGAAAAACCATACACGAGACGAGCAAGAGCTTTTGTACACTACTTTCGACGAGCCGTTAGAGGCACTAGCAGCGGCAGAAGAACACGATGTGTGGAATGCAAAAAGCAGCCCGCTGTGTGGTTGGTGCCCAGTAACTTCATGCGAACATTATAGGGAAAGATAACGATGCCTAAAATGAAACGAGCAAAGCATAAGGTTATAGAAAAATTTCCTAGTTTTGAGGAACTTAAAAATCTATTTATAGAGTTAGGTATAGTTAGAGAAGATGCGGCTTATCTTGTAGTTCCAGCTTCTACTTATGGAGGCTTACATAAATGCCGGAAAGTTCAAGAATTGGACTGGAGGCAAGCAGGCACTAACTGCACAGAACCCGATGGGACACGTATACACGGAAAATTCTTTATAAGAAGAAAGTCAAAAGTTTATTTTTTTGACGCTCAAAACATGCCAGTGTTAATGCGTGGGACTTGGCAAATAACAAAATTAGTAGCCGGTAACGATCCAACCCACTATATGGCTAGGCACATATACTGGCACACCAACTCAGCGGTGAGGGAAAGATTTTTAAAGTTCTACAAAGCTACTACCATTTCGCAAAAAGACGCTCAGCTTTGGGCCACCAAGTTAAATACTTTAATGAACAACTCGGGAAAAGATAAACGCTACGTTTACCACCGAACCACGTTTGAAAACCGCGTTGTGTACCCCCACCAATTAAACCTCAGAAATGAATTCTTTTATGTCTTTGGTGTTCGGTGTCATTGCGAAGGCCGTGAAAGGTTCCAAATAGTTAAAACGATTTATAGACACATAAAGAAGTTAAGCAGTTTAACCAACCTAAGTAAGGAGAAGGAAAAATGGCAGCAATTAATACAGCAGGCGATCTAAGGAAGTTTCTTTGCAATTCAATTAACTCTGTAGCGAACGGTACAATGGACATATCTAAGGCAAGAGAGGTAACTAAATTAGCAGGGCAAGTTAACGAGTCATTCTATTCTGAGGTCAAAGTTGCTCGGCTTCAAATGGATATGGAGAAAGAAGTACACAAACTAGGTTCTCTACCTGTAAACAAATAGGAGTCGATAATGGTTGCTAAGAAACGAGATTACAAAGCCGAGTACGCTAAGTACCAAGGCACTGAAGAACAAAAGAAGAAACGTGCGCAACGCAACAAAGCTAGGCGAAAGGCAACGAGGGAAGGTAAGGTCTCTAAGGGCGACGGAAAAGACGTAGCCCATAGGAAAGCTATGGACAAAGGCGGCAAAAACTCTGATGGAGTTAGGGTAGAAACTGCTAGCCGCAATCGTTCCTTTAAGAGAGATGCTAAAGGCAATTTAGTTTCAGAAACTAGTGACCGCGAACGCAAGAAGAAGAAGAAGACGTCTAAAGCATGAAGATAATAGACAATAAATACGTGCTCCTGCGGACACGTAGGCCGGAGTTAGTTACAGAGAAAGTACCAGAACATCGGGTAATTAAAGAAAACCCTGATGGTTTCTGCGAATTGTCAGTTAAATGGGAGCAAATAGAATCGCAAGCATTGGCAAGTCTTGGAGTTAGCGTTCCTTCTCCTATACAACGGGACTACAAATGGACAGGCAAGTTTACCCCCTTCGATCACCAACGTACGACAGCGGCGTTCCTTAGCATACGGAAAAAAGCTTTTTGTTTTAATGAGCAGGGCACGGGCAAAACCGCTTCTGTTATTTGGGCTGCGGATTACTTAATGAAGTTAGGTCTTATACGTAGGGTGTTAGTTATATGCCCTTTATCTATTATGAAATCCGCGTGGCAAGAGGACTTGTTTACTTTTGCTATGCACCGAGGCTGTTCAGTGGCGCATGGGACAGCAGACCAAAGGCGTAAAATAATAGACGCAGGTGCAGATTTTGTAATTATTAATTTTGACGGTGTTGCTGTAGTACAAGACGCTATTCGTGATGGTGGGTTTGACATGATAGTTGTTGACGAGGCTAACGCATATAAAAACGTGCAAACAAACCGTTGGAAAGTATTAAAAAAGCTTACAGATAAAATAGAGTGGCTATGGATGCTTACTGGCACACCCGCTGCGCAGTCCCCTGTAGATGCTTTTGGCTTGGCTAGATTAGTAAACCCTGAAAAAGTTCCTAGGTATTTCGGGCAGTTTAGAGACAAAGTGATGTATAAGCTTACCCAGTACAAATGGAAACCTACCCCAATGGCGGACAAGATTGTACACCAAGTATTGCAACCTGCTATACGGTTTGAAAAAGACCAGTGCCTCGATCTACCGCCTGTAACTCACGTAGAACGAGAAGCCCCGTTAACCGCGCAACAAGAAAAATACTACCAAGTGCTTAAGAAGCAAATGGTAATGGAAGCAGATGGGGAGCAAGTAAGTTCTGTCAATGCCGCAACAAACATTAACAAGTTGTTGCAAATATCAGGGGGTGCAGTTTACACGGACGATAGACAAATCATTGAGTTTGATGTGAGTAACCGCCTACGGGTAGTGCTGGAAGTTATCGAAGAGTCTAGTCATAAGGTGCTAGTTTTTGTACCGTTTACTCATACTATTGAATTACTTAAAGAATTTTTAATTAAGAAAAAAATAAAATGCGATGTTATAGCAGGTAAAGTTTCGGTCAACAGACGCAGCGAGATAATCAAACAATTTCAACAAACTCCTGACCCACAAGTGCTAATCATCCAACCTCAAGCTGCTTCTCATGGTTTGACTTTAACAGCCGCCAATACAATTATTTGGTACGCCCCCGTTACTAGCGTAGAAACCTACCTGCAAGCTAACGCTCGTATAGACCGCCCCGGTCAGCACAACCCGATGACTATTGTGCATGTAACAGGCAGCGAAGTAGAAGCACGCCTGTACAAGATGTTGCGCTCCAACATTGATAACCACAATAAAATAGTCGATTTATACAAACAAGAAATAAACGATTGACAATGTAAACAGAAGATGTAAACTGATCCTCCCCACAAGCAAAAGGAGGATTCGATGGACACCTACAATGCGTCCCAACTAGCGGACATTTACATAAAGATGCGCGCCCAAATACGCGAATTAGAAGATAAAGTCAAAGCCATAAAGCATCAGCAAACTATGGTAACAGACAAGATGCTAGAGCTTTGCAGTGACCAAGATGTAAACAGTTTAGCTACTACCAACGGAACGATAAGCCGTAGGCTTAACTCCAGTTACTGGACTAGTGATTGGGACAGCTTCTACAACTTTGTAAAAGATAACGACGCTTATCACCTTTTGGAAAAGCGTATTCATAACGGAAATATGAAAGAATTTTTAGCAGATAACCCTGACGCTGTACCGATGGGCTTGCAGTCTAAAAAGCAGTACGTAATTAGTGTAAGAAAACCTAAACCTAAAGTAGGAGATGACAATGAGTAACGACGTATCTATTTTTCAAAACCAAACAGGCGTATCGACACGCCGCACTAGTGCGCTGGGAGAGAAACTAAAAGCTAGTTCTACGATATATAGCCGCCGCATACAAACAAGTAACAAAGGCTTTTTTAGGAAGATCATTAACGGTGAGCAAGTAGGTGAGCCTATTCGTGACGAGTTTGAAGCTATCATTATTAATATGCTGCCTAAAGTCTCACGCATATACTACAAAGATAAATTTGACCCTAGCAAAGACGCTACTCTCCCTAACTGTTGGTCTAACGAGGGTGATAAGCCAGAAGAAGGGGCGGTTGATAAACAGCATAGCAACTGTGCAGACTGCGCTATGAACATAAAAGGTTCTGGCGATAACGGCGGTAAAGCGTGTAGGTTCCAACGCCGTATAGCTATCATGCTAGCGGGAGACACATCGGGCGATCTGTACCAGTTTAATATCCCTGCTAAGTCTTTGTTTGGTAAAGGTTCAGGGAACGAGCATCCTTTTGAAAGCTACGTAAAGTTTTTGTTTAGCAATCGTGAAGCCCCAGATACAGTGGTAACTAAGATTAGTTATGACTTAGGCGCAGAGTCTATGGAACTCCTCTTCACTCCAGTGCGCTCTCTTACTGACGAAGAATACGACGCGGTTAGTGCAGTGCAGACATCTCCCGAAGCTACGGCGTATACAAAAATTACTGTAGCCCAAGCGGATGGAGTTACTGCAACCCCTAAAATAGAAGCTCCGAAGCCGAAGGTAACTCGCTCTGAAGAACCAGAAGAAGAACCAGTAATTAAAGAACCAGTAAAACGTTCAAGTAAAAAAGAAACACCTACGGAAAAAGATACTTCTGATTCTTTAGCTTCTGTAATTGACGCATGGAGTGTAGACACCTAATGAGCTACGGCTATACTTTAAATTTAGTCTCACTCAATAAGGCTGCAAGTGCTCGTTCTCTAGGCGTAAAACTAGGCCGCATCTGCATCAAACATGGTGTACCTGTGGCGGAAGTAGCTGAAAGTCTGGGCGTCAGTCGTCAAAGTGTGTATGGCTGGTTCGCAGGAAGAACAAAACCTAGCGTACACGCGGCTGCGCGTATAGAAAAATTTATAATAAAACTAGAGCGTTAGATTATGGAAGCCTTTGACTTACTTGAGCACGTATTACCTGAACATGGGTACTTCTGTGTAGTAGGGTTACGGTCAGAGGGCTACCCAGAAACTAAACTTGTACCTACTAGGGAAAAAGCACAGGGGCTAATAGACTCCTACCTTAAGCAGGAACGAGATGTTTATTTTGCTGTAGCAAAGTTTAAAGACCCGAGCGAAGGGCGCACACAAACAAACGTGCAAATGCTTAAAGCTTTATGGTTAGACATTGACTGCGGCGAAAAGAAAGCTGAAGTAAACGCAACTACAGGACGTCCTGACGGCTATATAGACCAAGAAACTGGAGCTAAAAGCCTAAAAGAGTTCTGTGAGACTGTAGGTTTACCTGCCCCCACGATAGTCAACTCGGGGCGCGGATTGCACGTGTACTGGGTCTTTGACCGCGAAGTAACGCGTGAGGAATGGAAACCAGTAGCCTTAAGGCTACGTCAGCTTTGCGAAAAACAAGAGTTTCATGTAGACCCTGTTGTATTTGAGGAGGCGCGCATACTTAGAGTGCCGGGCACCCTTAATTATAAAGATGATCCACCTAAGCCCGTAACTGTACTACGAGTAGCTTCCGAAGTTAGCTTTGACGAGCTGAAAGATATTTTGGGGGTGAAAGAAACAATAATCTTGGACAGCAGACCGGAACGTAGGAATTCGTTTTTAACACGAAACCTACAAGAAAATGTCCAAAGTAACTTCGCTAAAATTATGAAGCGAAGCGCGGAAGGCAACGGGTGCCAGCAGCTTTTAGATTGCTATGTAAATAGAGACACGTTGGCAGAGCCTAGATGGTTCGATGCGCTATCTATTGCCGCTAGTTGTTACGACAGTGACACAGCAATCCATAAAATTTCTGAGGGCCATCCCGATTACGACCGCATCAAAGTAGAAGAAAAAGTTAAGCATATCGGGGGGCCTCACTCTTGCGCTGTATTTGAACGCACAAACCCCGGAGGCTGCAAAGGCTGCCCATTCAAAGGCAAGATAACTAACCCGACGCATTTAGGTAAAGAGCTAGTAGAAGCTACCGAAGATGATGAGCCTATAGAAGCCCAAGAAGAAGTTGAAGAGGATGAAGACGAGCACGAGGATTTAGATACCATAAAACCTCATTTCCCAGAAAATTACGCACGGGGCAAGAATGGCGGTATCTATTATCTCGACCCAAACGATGACGAAGGAGGACCTCAGCTTGTTTATGAGCATGATTTATTTGTAATTAAAAGAATGGAAGACCCTGCACATGGTGACGTTGCTGTGTTCCGCTTCCATACACCCAAAGATGGTATTAAAAAATTCACTATTCAGAACGCCAAGATAACTCAGTTAGTAGAACTTAAAAAAGTACTCTCTGCAAACGGAGTTATGGCAGACGAAGCCCAGTTCAAGAGAATCACTTCCTACGTCATACGTGCTGTGAAATCCTTACAGGGCCACAAAAAGGCAGATATTATGAGAAGACAATTTGGTTGGGCCGACGGTGACACTAAGTTCATTGTTGGAGATAGGGAAATAACAGCAGACGGGGTATACCACAGCCCGCCATCTTCTATAACAGGGCCGCTTGTCCCTTACTTTGAACCTAAAGGTGATTTAGAAGAATGGAAAAGAGTATGGAAGTTGTATGGGCAACCCGGTATGGAGCTACAAGCCTTCGGTGCGTTAACTGGGTTTGGTGCGCTTCTATTGAAGTTTACGGGCCAAAAGGGGTCGATGATAAACTTTGTGCACCGCTACGCAGGTACGGGTAAAACTACTATATTACGCATGGCAAACAGCGTTTGTGGTCATCCTGAACAACTCTTAGGCACGGTAGACGACACCAAAGTAGCTAAAATTACTAAGGTGGGGATACTAAACAATATTGTTAACACCGTTGATGAGATAACAAACACAAAAGCAGACGAGTTTTCTGAGATTGTTTACGCTTATTCGCAGGGTAAAGGTAAAGACAAAGGCGACCGTGACGAGAATAAACTTCGGGTCAACAACACAACTTGGAACACGCCTACACTTACTTCTTCTAATGCGTCCTTTTATGAAAAAGCTAGTTCGGCTAAAGCTATAGCCGACGGGGAGATGATGAGGCTGCTAGAGTTTAAGATCGACTATACAGACCAGTCGCTTATTTCAACGGCTGAAGGCAAGGAGATGTTTGACCACGTGCTTAACAACAACTACGGGTTGGCTGTCGTGCCTTTTGCACAGTATCTTATAAATAACTTTGAGGAAGCGGATGACTGCCTGAAAACAATACAATCGTATAGACAGAGAGTTAAACTTTACTTCTAGGGAACGTAATTGGTCTGCACAGGTAGCGGTAAACATAACAGCCGGATTAATAGCAAACCGTCTTGGCTTGCTGACGGACTGGGACATGATGCGGATTTATGACGCAGTGACTAAAGAAGTAGCTCAAATGAGTAAAGACACTAAAGCGCCAGTTAGTAGTGCCGCTGCCTCTATTGCAGACTACGTATACAGGCATACAAACAATATACTTGTTGTAGAAGAAAATGTTGATTTGCGCAGTCATTTGCCTACCGCGCCTATATTAGAACCCCGTGGAGAATTAGCTATACGGTATGAGCCTGACACCAAACTTATGTTTATAAAAGTAGGACATTTCAAAAAAGACTGTGTTAAATACCAAGTTGATTACAAAGATACAATTAAAGAGCTAAAGGCTAAAGGTATATACAAAGACGCGAAAAACAAAAAACTTGCTAAGGGTATGGCGTTAGACGCAGGCATGGCGGTGCGGTGTTTAGTGTTAGATTGCGCTAACTCTGAGTTTTTCGACGCTGAAAGTATGATTCTTCCTGAGAAAACAGATGAAAGTGGAGCAGATAACGTACAAGATTAACTGGAAGATGTTCAAGGCGGGGTATTCTTTTTTCATACCTTGTCTTGATCCCCAGAAGTCTAGACGGAGCATACTGGATGCCGTGCACCGCCTTAAATACAAAGTAGTTACTAAGGTTGTCATAGAAGACGGGGTGCGAGGCATTCGGGTATGGAGAGTTTAATTACTCTCCTTCGTTCTTTCTCTTTTCCATTTCTTCTGGTGTAGGTTCTATAAACGCGCCTTTGATTATAGGGTATATGTAAGGGGCTACTTTATCTCCCATGTAGAAACCGGATAAAGTCATACCGTCTTTCTGCAATCTTTGCTGCATAGAGTTAGTTAAATCTTTACCTGTTATACCGTTGTAGAAATATATGTAGTTATGCTCTCGAACTTTATCTATAACGTCCTGAACTTTACCTTGTGCACGGTCAGCTTGCTTACTGTTTGCGCCGTAGTTTGCTACTGCGTTTTGGCGGTCGTTAAGAACTTCTTCTAGCTCAGCGTATATTTCTGTTTTGCTAGCTGTAGCATCTCTTCTAAATTCTTCTCCGCCGTAAACTGATTTCTGCGCTAGGCTTAGTTCAGTAGACCCAAAACCCATAGCTTGCCCTACCAAACGGAACGTATCATAGTACTCTGCGTCGCTAAACTTCTTCCCGCCTCTAGTTACAAACCCTTCTTGGCTTAGCCTATACGCTTCCATAGGCTCTTTTATAGCACCGGGAGACATCGTTTCAAACCCACGAGCAAAATCTCCTTCGGTCATCATTTGTATGCCGTCAAACATATTGGTAGCGACACTGCCAAACGGTCCAAAAATCGTACCAAACGCTGAATTAATTAACCATTGGCTATACGTATCTTCAGGCGATCCATAATCTGAGAACCATAATCCGTCCAAGGAAAGAGAAGTCTGTGCGTTCCAATCGGTTAATGCAGATATTGGGCCGACCTCTACTGAACGTGCTAACAGTTCCGCAGTTTCTGGTTCTAGTCCTAACATTTTAGCTAGACTACTTTCTGGACCAAAATAACGGGGGATAACACTATTTCTAATGTAGAGATCAAAGTTTCTAAGACCAAGCGGGTTGTTGGGGTCAGACATATCATAGAAAAGATCAGCGTCGTCATCGTCTTCGTCTGGACGCAATACTTCGCGCATACCCTCTATTACCGCAACCGTAGCGGTGTAACCCAACGCTCCTGTAAGTCCGCCAAAGAAAATGCCCATGCCCATAGTGTCGTAAAAACGTATAGCTGCTTTTCTCTTTTCTTCTTTGCTCAGATCGGAGCTAAGTAAACCTTCGTTAAAGTTTCTAACTATATACGCGGTAGCTTGCAGTCGGTAATTTTGGAACTGATAAGCCATACGACCATAAGGACTTTTAGCTATTCGTGGTTTGTTGTAAGACGAGTAGTCAAACATAGCTTTTTGAGTTAGCTCCGCTGCTTTAGTCGCAGCAGCTTCTATTGCTAAGTCTCCGGTTACGCCTTGCTTAAGTAATTTTTCGTACTCTAATTCAGCCGCAGACATAAAGAATACTTCACGGCTAGCACGCTCTAAAAATTGAACTGCGCCCATCATTGCCGTCATGGCAAACTTAGCGGGCCTCTGTCTTTTTATAGAATCCGCGCCACGTGCTCCGCGTAGCTCTACTTCGTCTGGGTCTACTCGCCCCATTACGTCATGTATACGTGTAGCACCATAAACGTTTCTTTCGTCTCCAATATCCCAAATAGCTTGCAAGGTGCTCTTAATCGGGCTTTTATTCACGTAGTTTGAATTACGAATAGCGTGTTCCCCACGTGCATCGCGCAGGTCACCGTTTTCATCTAGCTGCTTACTACTAAGAGCTTGCGCACTCATTATGTTTTTCATGTACTTGGCAGCCATAGCCGCTGTTTTTACAGCACCATACTCGGAGTGCAGCGTACCAAACCCAAACGTAGCTAGTTGCGATGGCTGAATTAATGCCGAGCGTATGGAGGACATAAGAAATACAAAGCCTGCTTTTGTACCTAAACGAGAAAAACGATCTACTAAAGCACCTACACCTGTTAGCTTAGGGGGGCTAAGCTCTGTAGTAGCGCGTAACTCTATTTCCTTAATCAATTGCTCTTTCTTTTCTTTGGGTATCACGCCTTTTTTGTCAGCTTGTTCGCTTAAATCCAACCTAGTAGGTTGATCTTCTAACTGCGCACGCCCCTCTGATATTGCAGTTCTTATTTCTTTTCCGTATTTAATCCGTGAAAGTTGGTTTGTGCTAGCTAGTTTACTAGACACCAAA